TTGCCTCGGTGCTTGTAGCGACACAACAAAACCCGCGGACGTTGTTCACCCGCGGGTTTATTGTTTTGTGTCTTCCCCTTACACAAACCTATCGCTTAGGGTTATCGGTTGTATAAAACCCAGTGCCATTAAACTTAACTGGAACTGCACCCCACACGCGAGACATCAAGGTATCACAGCAGAATGGATTGTCTCCCTCTGCGTGGATAGAACGTTCTAACTCTTGCACACTGCCACACTTACTACACTTGTACTCATACGTTGGCATCATCAGCCTCCACTTCTTGTTGGAACGGCGACTGCCCACCTAGATGGTTGTTAAGACGGCGCAACGCACCATCTACCTTACGATGTGCGGTGCTATCTGATACGCCCAACACCTCAGCAATATCGCCATAGTTTAACTGCTCATAGAACTTCATCTGCAATACAAGTTTATCTTGTGGGTCTAACTTCTCTAGCCCACGACGGATATCAAACAATTGAATGATGTAGTTACCACCCTCAGCAGGGTTACCACCACCACCTACGCGTGGCTTGGTGGCGTCAAAGGTGTTGATAACATCAGACCAAACAAAAGGTAGCAACTCAGACAAACTGATAGGTGAGTAGTACTGCTCATCTCTAATCTCATAGCCCAACTTCTGTGCCTTGAGGCGTCGGCAATACTTATCTGCATTACGAGTTAAAGTCTTGGCTAATTTCTTAACGCCAATCTTGTATTCATCTGAGTCGTATGGGTGGTCAAGCCACTCTTGTATCTTATCTGGACGCTTCAACACCCAAACACTTAACTCTTGCACTACATCAGCAACATCAAAGTATGTGTGGTATTTGCGGTGCACCTTACGTGCCACAGTCTTGGCTATCTGGTGCGACTCTTCAAACCAGTCGCTCATACTTGCCTCATTAGATATGAAACCATACGAGTGAGTAGATTCTTACCCTCAAAGTATCCAAGTCTGGTGTTGCAATTCATACACAATAACCCACGCACCTTTTCGGTTTCGTGATTGTGGTCAACTGCTAACATATGTATTTTACCATCCTTGGTTAGATTCTCTGGGCGCTCGCAGATAGCACAGACACCATTCTGCTTTGCGTATAACTCTTCGTATTCTTCAATAGTAATCTTGTACCTGTGTCGGTAATTACTACGACGCTTGGCTTCATACTTTGCAGTCACGAGGCTGATTTATCTCCCGTCAAAATACGTATAGCCCAATCAAGTCCGTGGTTAAAACCATCCATCCACTCAAAGTCTTTATCTTGTGGTTCTAAGATAGTCTTAGCAGACTCAATCTTCTCTATGTATTTATCCATTATTCTTTTGGCCAAAGTCCTCGTTGTAACATCAGCCCAATAATTCCGTAGTTAGCCAAGTCTTTGAACGAGTCTTCAATAGGCTCGTGTTGTGGCTTAACTTGTTGCTTCTTAAGTAGATTCTTTAGTCGTTCAAACTTATCGCCAAGGCGTACCATCAAGCCATTGATAGCACCACCGTGTGCATTGTTAATATTATCTGGGCCGTAATCAAGTTGCTTACTAATCATAAGGTTACCCAACTCATCCATAATAGCCCACACATCTGCTACGAATTTCTTGTGGGAGGCAGGGTAATTGTTATCTCTTGGGTCTGTAAGTCTACCGACTTTATCTTCAGGCCTAAGTCCCTCAACAACTTTAACACTTCCTGTAAATCCTGATGTATATTGTGCGTCACTCATCATTCCTCCTCTGGTCCGTAACTTCCTGTGTAGTAATATGATTTATTTTCGTAGTTAATAACGTACCTGTGGATAAGTATACCATCGTCGGTGCGCTCTTGCAGTTCAATCTCATCTAAAACCCATAACATCTCTGGTACAGGTGCGCCATCCTTTGGCCCATACATAAACGTTGGACGATTAGGCACGTTGCACGGCCATCAAATCATCAACTGTAATAAGAAAACCTTTACTTGGATTAGGCTCAATCTTATTGCTGATTGGTCTGCCGTATTTATCAATCGCTTTCTTCAAATCATCTGTCTTAACTATGATTACTAACTCTTCAAGTATAAATGCCCAGCGGTCTGCCTTTGTTTTCATAAGGCCAGACTCAACCCAGTTGTAGGTAGAGCGAGAGTAGAATGCAGTCTCAACATAGATGTTACCTGTCTCAACCCAGCGCCTATCGCGCTTAACCTCAACAGTTAAACCACCAGTGAGAATGTCGTTGACTAAACGCTCACCCTCTTGGCCGTATGAAAAGTCTAAGTCAAAGTCTGAGAAGTCGTTCACTTAGTATCCTGTATCACGTTAATAGTTATCTTGCCACCAGTTGCAGTGTCATACTTACTGGCAATCTGAATAGCCTTGGTGATTATCTTTTTAGCCTTTGCCACATCATCAACCAATGTGCCGTTGGCTAGTGCAGACATAGCACCAAGAGCAAAACGCTCACCACTGCCAGCCACATAAAGATTATCTGTTGTGCGCTCCCAGCCGTAATCCTCTTCAATGCGATACACCTTGCCCTTAATAATTACAATCCAGATGTTGTCATTAACTACGCTATCCTCAGCCTTGTTAATCTCATAGCCAGCCTCGTGAAATGTACGACGCATAGCAGGGATTAACTGACGGGTAACATACTTGTCAATGTCTTTGGTGTTGACGACAGGTGGGATAAAGTCGTGCTCAAGTAAGTTAATACCACGCACTGCACCTGCAGCAGCAAAGACTATGTTGTTATTCTTAAAGACTTTACCTGCTGGTATGTTGATAGCAAAGCCATCATCACCAGATGATTGTGAGTCAGCACCAATGACTACCCAGTCTGGGCCTTCAATAGCAGCAATAGTTGTCACGCTGCTATCCTCTCCTCAAACCACGAATTACCATCGTGTAAGTATACATCATTAACATCTTTGTTGTCGGGCAAATGAATTATCTCTGCTTTATCTAAATCTTCTTTGATTCTTTTCGCCAACTCTTGACCAGGATTCCTGCCGTCTTCCTTAACGTCGTTGTCTGCGAAAATGAGGATACGACTGTATGATTCAAAAAGTTTAGGGAACCAGGGCTTCCACTGAGAAACGCCAGCAACTCCAACCGCAGGAACTCCGACGATACCCGAAAGTACAATAGTGTCAATCTCCCCTTCGCAAATCGCAATCGTATCGCTGCGCTTATGCAAGTCAGGTACGTTAAATAAACCAATCTTCTGACCCGTAGGCCAAAGATACTTCGGGGTTGCGTCATCAATAGCGCGGAACTTAATACCAACAACACCTGCAGGGGTAATATAAGGAATAGACAGACGGCCAATGGCGTGTTCGTGTCCAGCACTAGGCTCCACGACGCTTCCAAGACGGAATAAACTTGCCGCTTCCTTGGTTATGCCTCGTCCCCGAAGGTAAGAGACTGCCTGTGGCGTTAGATTGTTGTAGTATCTTTCGCTGGCGTCCGTTAGTAATGCTCGCTGCTTTTCGTTTAGCATCTTTGAAATCCAATCCTTCCTTTGCCTGCACTAATGTGTATACATCTCCAAGTATTTGACACACCAAACAGTTATACGCTTGGTTGTCTAGGTTGTATGCTGCACTTGCTTGAGCGTCATCGTGGATGACACACTTGCAAGGTATCCAACCGTGCCTATCTGTAACCTTTACGCCGTAGTGCTCTAGCACTAATGCGATATCTGGCTTAGATATCACTAAGTACCTTAATTGCTTCTGGTGTAATAACCGAAGCCCTTATTCTGCCCTTGCCTGGCGAAGTAAGAAAACCTTTTGCACGGGCTTTACGAAGGCGTTCTTTTGCAGTGCTTACCGAAACTTCCATAACCTCAGCAAGTCTTTCTGTAGTTTTGAAAGTCTTAGTAGACATTAATTGAGTATAAAGATAAGCAACCCTTGCGTATTCGGCATCACTTGCAGCAATACCTTTAGGCCATTTAGATGTCACTTTGTACCGCCAACCACTGCCGTAAATCTTGTATAACCCACGACTGTTCCAGTCCTGCCATACGGCGTTTAACTATTACATAGGCTGGTGGCACGGTGTCTAAACCTCTAGCCTTTGCATAGTTGGCTGCTTCAACAGTAGCCTCTCGCCAGAATTGAGGAAGGTCCATCTTCACCGTAGCCTTTAACTCAAAGACGTATGGCTGTCCCGCAACCATACAAACGATGTCACCTTCATCATCCTTACCAGCAAGTCTTAATCTCTCAGCACTTACACCTTTACTCCGTAACCATTTGAGAATGCCTGTCTCAAAAGCAGCCCCTTTACGTTTGTTTGCTGCACTCATCGCAACCCTCTCATAGTGTCAGATATATGTTGTGCTGCTCGGTCTGAATACATACTCATTCTGCTTGCATCTGCCCACAAAATAACGTAACTCTCGCCACTGGCAGAATGCTTTGCAAAACGATTCTTTACTGCCGCAACACGAAACTCTCCGTTGTATGGAAGTAATGCCACTGTGATAATCATTTCAGGCAACTGAGATATCTTACCTTGAATAGCCTTACGACTAGGTGGCATATCAGGCTTGCCCTCATTTTCAGAGGTATGGTGTAGCAACATAACTGCTGCATTTGTCTCACGTGCTATGTGGTGCATAGCCTTGGCTATCTCACGTAGCCCCGACCATTCATCATTGTGCATAGAGACAACGTTCATTGCATTATCTACAATAATCATATGAGGATATTCACCATAGGCTTCACCGTATGCACGGATGGCTAGGTCAACCTCATCAAGAGTAGGAGATGGTGCAAAGTCAAATTGCAGATGACTAATGCTGGACAACTCTTCTGTGTAAAAATCTCGTCCTTCGCCTGTGGCAAACGCCTCTTCAACTGAGGCCACTTGGTGTCCAGTAATCATCGCTGCTGCACGGATAGATGTTGTGTAAGCATCAGTATCCGCTGATATGTACAGCGTTGGCACCTTCATCTGTACTGCCATCCAGAGAGCAAGTAATGATTTGCCAGCATTTGGTTGCCCAGCAATCATAGTTAGTTGCCCTCTGCGAAACCTAATTCCCTCCTGTTGTAAGGGAGGGAACAGGTCTGGCAGTAATTGATAATCATTAGTGCTTTTCGCTGCCGCTTGTGATAGTGACAGCATCGTTTACCTTAGCGGATAAACTTAGGAGAGCACTGGTCTGGTGTGCCTTGTGGTGATGGGCAGAACCAACCCTTCCATTGCTTCTCAGCGCCTGGCTTTGATTCACGATAGGTTAACTTACCGTGCTTGCAATGTCCTTCTGGTACTGGTGCACCTGAGTCAACAACAGTTGCGCCCAAGGCTTTAGTTGCATATGAAGTATTGCTTGATACTCCTAGTGCAGATGCTGCTGCAGTAATACCTGCTGCAATATCTTGAACAGATTCTAGTTGTGCTGTAAGTTCTGCTGAACTTGTAGCGTATAGATTAACGAGTGTGCCATCAGCCAACTTGAAGTTGACTTGTAGTTTAGTGCTTTCTGGTGCTGCCATTTTTCTTTCCTTCTTTCTTTAGGTTTGCTAGTGGGTCGTAAATTTGTGCCAACTGTCCTCCGACAGCGTAGCAATAGTCCTTAACTCCGCAGGTACCGCAACTCATACCAATGTTAGGCAAGAATATCTCGTGTTCTATACCGCGTTCAAATTGTACAAACATCTCAGTAAGTACTGGGATTGTCCAGCGTTCTAGTCCAGGTGATTGAATAAACTCTGCCTTACGTGCTGAGTAATAGAAGCCCATTGATGGACGAATACCAAACTGCATCTCCATTAACGAGGCATAGATACCCAACTGTAATGATGAGTCTGGCATATAACTACCAGTCTTAAAGTCTACCACAGCAACCTCATTACCAACAGTTACAACTGCATCGGCAAATGCTCTGATAGGTACATCACCAAAACTATTATTGAATCCTATTTCAATTCCAGGTACACCCTCTGGCGATACCCAAACATCAAAGCCTGACTTTTGCCAAGCGTTGATAAAATCAAAGAACATCTTTTTTCCATTGACATCCCACCAAACTTTATCTTCTTTGTTTGGGTTAGCCTTTGACTCACGGCCACCACGACGCCAATCTGTAGGATTGGTGCCAGACCTTTCTTCAACTTCGGCTATCTGTTCAATGAAGGATTCTTCCCAGATGTCATCCCAGGTTATCATCTTCAACCTTTCCAAATACTATCTCTTTGGCTTTCTTTAACCCAACAATAGTAGCAAGATTGGTTTCCAACTTAATGGCTTCTTCAATCTGCGCTGCTAAATTGCGACGCATAATAACTTCAGCCTCAACAAATGACTTCATAAAAGCATCGCGGCTAATTATCTTTGCTTTCTTGCTACTCATTACAGTTCCATCCCGATGTAGTACTTAAAGAAACTCATATCAATACAGTACTGGTCAATTGAGATACCAATGCTGACACCTTTTAACTTACCAAAGTAAATCCACTTCTTACCTATCTTAACTTCTTTCATAGTTCCTCCAATTTTGGCATAGGTGCAACGGCCATACTATCGCATAAAGCGCAGCGCATATCAAGAAAATAAATACCGATTTCACCATCAGTGTCAAACTTACATTTAACGCTCCATAAGTCTGAACCACAAGGGCAAACACGGACTGGACCAAGGCTACGGTAATCCATCTCCGACCCTGGTGTTGGCTTAAGGTTAGCGATGTCTTCCATTAGAATGGTGGCGCATCTTCCACTGGTACCTTAGCCATTTCAAACTGGTGCTTGAGATACTTCTCAGTAGCGGCGTGAAATGCAGAGCCACCAACAAACCACCAAGCAGGTTCAGCAGGGGCTTGA